GTCACCAAGAGAAATAGAAATGGCCAAACAAAGTCTGGTCTATATTCTCTGTTTATCCCAATGGAGTGGAACTACGAAGGATTTATTGATGAGCACGGAATTCCAGTTTTTGATACACCAGACCACGATGTGTTCGGCCCAGATGGTGAACTAATAGATGTAGGTATTATAGAACATTGGCAAAATGAAGCTGATGGCTTAAAAGGTGATCACGATGCTTTAAACGAGTTTTACAGGCAATTTCCAAAAACCACTGAACACGCTTTTAGAGATGAGGCAAAGGGAAGTATATTTAATTTAGTTAAGATATACGAACAGATAGACTACAATGAAGAAATGTCTAGAACCCTTGGGGTTACTAAAGGTAATTTTCAATGGGTGAACGGAGTAAAAGATACCCAAGTGATATTTTATCCAGATCAACAAGGTAGATTTAAAGTTAGTTGGGTCCCAAAAACCGGATTACAAAATAGAGTTATACTTAAGAATGGTATAAAATATCCTGGTAACGAACACATGGGGGCGTTTGGATGTGATAGTTACGATATATCAGGAACAGTTGATGGAGAGGGATCAAAAGGTGCACTTCATGGATTAACAAGATTCTCAATGGAAGACGCCCCTGCAAACAGCTTTTTTTTAGAGTATTTATCAAGACCACCAACGGCAGAAATATTCTTTGAAGATGTTTTAATGGCGTTAGCGTTTTATGGCATGCCAATCCTTGCGGAAAATAATAAACCTAGATTACTTTATTATCTTAGAAGAAGAGGATATAGAGGGTTTAGTATGAACAGACCGGACAAGTTGTGGAATAAGTTGTCCGTTGCAGAAAAAGAAGTTGGAGGAATCCCTAACTCTAGCGAAGATATAAAACAAGCTCATGCAGCTGCGATTGAAATGTATATACAAGACCACGTGGGCATGAAACAAGATGGAACATTTGGAGATTTATATTTTAACGCTTTGCTAAATGATTGGTCGAGATTTGATATAAATAAGCGGACAAAGTTTGATGCGTCTATTAGTTCAGGTTTAGCAATCATGGCAAACAACAGGCATTTATATGCTCCAAATGCAAAAGTAGAAAAACCAAAATTAAACATACAGGTTTCTAAATACGAGAACAAAGGTAGTATGTCTAAAATAATCAAAAAATAAATATGGCAGAGTCTGGCATTAAAAGTTATTTTCCAAGTCAAACCGTAAGTGATACTGAGAAGTTAAGTTATGATTATGGTTTAAAAGTAGGTAAAGCTATAGAGACGGAATGGTTTAATAATGATAGAGGTTCTAATAGATATAGAACTAATCAAAACAATTTTCATAATTTAAGATTGTATGCTAGAGGAGAACAATCTATTCAAAAATATAAGGATGAGTTATCAATAAATGGTGATTTGTCCTATTTAAATCTAGATTGGAAACCAGTTCCAATTATTTCTAAATTTGTAGATATAGTAGTAAACGGTATTGCCGAAAGAACTTACGATATAAAAGCATATTCTCAAGATCCATTTGGTGTTAGTAAAAGAACTGCATATATGGAATCTATACTTGGAGATATGCGTTCTCAAGAAATAAATGATTTCGCTGCTGAAGCATTTGGAATTAACTTATACGAGAACGCTAAAGAAACTTTACCAGATTCTCAAGAGGAGTTAGATTTGCATATGCAACTGACCTATAAACAAGCTGTAGAAATTGCTGAAGAACAAGCAATAAATGTTTTAATGGAAGGGAGTAACTACGAATGGATAAAGAAAAGATTTTTCTATGATTTAACTGTTTTAGGTATAGGCGCTGTGAAATCTTCATTTAATACATCGGAAGGTGTTGTTATAGATTATGTTGATCCAGCTAATCTTGTTTATTCATACACTGACTCTCCTTATTTTGACGATATATATTACGTTGGTGAGGTTAAATCCATTCCAGTAAACGAACTAGCTAAACAGTTTCCTCATTTATCTGAAAGTGATCTTGAAGATATAATGAAAAATAAATCTACTAACAAATCTAATAGATATTCTGTAGACAAAGAAGACAATAATACAATTCAAATTCTATACTTTAATTACAAAACCTACATGAATGAGGTGTATAAAGTAAAAGAAACTGGAACTGGTGCAGATAAAATATTAGCAAAAGACGATAGTTTTGATCCACCATCAGATAAAGAAGGTGGATATTCAAAATTATTACGATCTATAGAATGCTTGTATGATGGAGCAATGATTCTTGGTACAGATAAAATACTTAAATGGGAGATGGCAAGAAACATGCTACGTCCTAAAAGTGATTTTACTAAAGTTAAAATGAATTATGCTATTGTAGCTCCTAGAATATATAATGGAAAAATAGAAAGTTTAGTAGGACGGATAACTGGTTTTGCAGATATGATTCAGTTAACACATCTTAAATTACAGCAAGTTATGTCTAGAATGGTTCCAGATGGAGTTTATTTAGACGCTGATGGATTAGCTGAAATAGATTTAGGTAATGGAACAAACTATAATCCACAAGAGGCGTTAAATATGTATTTCCAAACTGGTAGTGTTATAGGTAGATCATTTACTCAAGACGGCGATCCTAATCCTGGTAAAGTACCGATTCAAGAAATTACAAGTGGTAGTGGTGGAAATAAAATACAAACTTTAATTACTAATTACAACTACTACTTACAAATGATAAGAGACGTAACTGGTCTTAATGAAGCAAGAGATGGCAGTTTACCAGATAAAAACGCTTTAGTAGGTGTTCAAAAATTAGCCGCTGCAAATTCTAACACTGCTACAAGACATATATTACAATCTGGATTATTCTTGACAGCTGAAATTGCAGAGTGTTTATCACTTAGAATATCTGATATATTAGAATACTCTCCAACAGCAGATGCTTTTGTACAAGCTATAGGAGCCCATAACGTAGCAACACTAGATGAAATGAAAAATTTACATCTTTATGATTTTGGGATATTTATAGATTTAATGCCAGATGAAGAAGAAAAAATGTTGCTAGAAAATAATATACAGCAAGCATTAGCTCAACAAAGTATAGAATTAGAAGATGCTATTGATGTTAGAGAAATAAAGAATATCAAATTAGCAAATCAAGTTTTAAAGTTGAGGAGAATAAAGAAACAAGAAAGAGATCAAATTCTACAACAGCAAAATATCCAAGCACAAGCAGAAGCTAATATGCAAACTCAACAAGCGTCTGCTGAACTAGAAGTTCAAAAAAATCAAGCAAAAACACAAGCTGATGTTCAATTAGAGCAAATGAAATCTCAAATGGAATCTCAAAAAATGGAGCAAGAGGTAATGCATAAAAAAGAATTAATGGCTTTAGAGTTTCAATATAATATGCAATTAAAGGGTATTGAGACAGATGGTCAGAAAACAAAAGAAAAAGAAAAAGAAGATCGTAAAGACGAAAGAACTAGAATTCAAGCATCTCAACAAAGTGAGTTGATTGATCAAAGAAATAATGAAAAACCACCTAAGAACTTTGAATCTGCAGGTAATGATATACTTAGTGGAGATTTCTATCTAGGTGCGTTTGATCCAAGGTAAATTTATTAACTATTATTATATTATATTATGGCAAAAAAGAAAACAGAGATAGTAGAAGAGACTATCGAGCAACCAAAAGTAGACGATACAGTCGAAAAGATTAAAGTAAAGAAAAAACCATCAATGAAGAAATTCAGTAACGATCCTGATGGTGTAACAAAAGTAGATTTAAGTAACCCACCAAAAGAAAAAGAAGAAGATGAGCAACCAGTGGATACCACAAAAGCCGAGGATGTTCAAGAAAAGGTTGTTGAAGAAACGACTGATAAAGAAGAGGTTGCTGAACAATCTACAGAAGAAAATACTGAAACACCTGTTTTAGAAGAAATTACAGATGAAGAAGTAGAGGAGAAAACAGAAAAACTTCAAGAACAAGTTGAAGAAGCTGTTGCTGAAGCTCAAGTAACTGGAAAACCAATACCAGAAAATATCCAAAAATTAATGGATTTTATGGAAGAAACTGGTGGTGATTTAAATGATTACGTAAAACTTAATCAAGATTATAGTAAATTAGAAGATCAAGATTTATTATTTGAACATTACAGACAAACAAAACCTCATTTAAATACAGAAGAAATTAACTTCCTTATGGAAGACAACTTCTCTTACGACGAAGATGTAGACGACGAAAGAGATATACGAAGAAAAAAATTAGCGTTAAAAGAGCAAGTTGCCAACGCTAAAACTCACTTGGAAGAGAACAAATCCAAATACTATGAAGATATCAAAGCTGGGTCAAAGTTGACTCAAGAACAACAAAAAGCTATGGATTTCTTTAATAGGTATAACAAAGAATCTGAGGAAAATCAGAAAACAGCTGATACAGCTACATCTACATTCTTACAAAAAACCGATAAGGTTTTTAACGACAAGTTCAAAGGTTTTGAATATAATGTCGGAGATAAGAAATTTAGATTTAACGTTAAAGATGCTAACGAGATTAAAGAAACTCAAAGCGACATCAATAACTTTGTCAAAAAGTTTTTGAATAAAAAGAACTTGATGGAAGATGCTAAGGGTTATCATAAATCTCTTTATACCGCAATGAACGCTGATGCTGTTGCTAATCACTTTTACGAACAAGGAAAAGCAGACGCTATGAAAGATAGTGTTGCTAAAGCCAAAAACGTGAACATGAATCCAAGACAAGCTCATGGTGAAATTGAAGCCGGTGGTATAAAAGTTAGAGTATTAGGTGAAGATTCTTCTGATTTTAAGTTTAAAATTAAACAAAAATAACAATTTAAAATTACAAAATTATGGCAATTACAGCAGGTGATAATTTGAATAGTGTTCCAAGTTCACAACAGTTAACACTATCTTCAAATTATTTAGATTTCCGCGACGGTTCAACCGGGTGGGAACAACAATATCTGCCTGACTTGATGGAGAAAGAAGCTGAAGTTTTCGGTAAGAGAACTATAGCTGGTTTTCTTGAGCAAGTTGGAGCAGAAGAAGCTATGGCTTCAGACGCAGTAGTGTGGTCAGAGCAATCTAGACTACACATATCTTTAATAGGAACAGTATCTATCGCGGATTCCGTTATTACAGTTGTTAGTGATATCGATGGAAACGCAGGATCAGCACCCGATTTTGTGATAGCAGAACACGGTGTTAGAGTTGGTGATACAGTTCTTATATCAGTAGCTGGTGGTCACTACCACGGTTATGTTACAAATCATCCTTCAACTACTACATTTACATGTTTACCTTATGAGTATGCTCACGCAACAAATGCAACTGGGTTTGATACTAATGATGAAACTTGTAGAATATTAGTTTATGGATCTGATTTCAAAAAAGGTACTAGTGGTCAAGGGGCAAGTGATACTAACCACGCTTCTAATACTAACGAAGCTCGTTTTAAATCTTTTACTAACAAACCAATCATTATGAAAGACAGATTTTCAGTTTCTGGATCTGATACTTCCGCTATTGGTTGGATTGAAGTAACTGGTGAAGAAGGGCAAAATGGTTATCTTTGGTATCTAAAAAGCGAAGGTGATACTAGAGCACGTTTTACAGATTATTGTGAAATGTCAATGATTGAGTCTAGAAAAGGTAACGCTACTAATTCTACACTTGATACAGCTGGACCTACATTTGGATCTAACTTTGGTACTGAAGGTTTATTTTATGCTATCGAAGATAGAGGTAACAAATCATCTGGTGTTACAGGTGTTAACGCAGCTACTGATTTAGCAGAATTTGACGCTATCTTAGCTGAGTTTGATAATCAAGGCGCTATTGAAGAAAACATGATGTTCTGTAACAGGACCACTGCATTAGCAATTGATGACATGTTAGCTTCTATGAATTCTTATGGCGCTGGTGGTACTTCTTACGGAGTATTCAACAACTCAGAAGATATGGCGCTTAATTTAGGTTTCTCTGGTTTTAGAAGAGGTTCTTACGACTTCTATAAATCTGATTGGAAATATCTAAACGATAAAGCAACAAGAGGTGGTATGTTAGATACTGTTAGCAATGTTAGAGCAGTTATGATACCAGCAGGTGTATCAACAGTTTATGACGAAGGATTAGGAAAGAATCTTAAAAGACCTTTCTTACACATGCGTTATAGAGCTTCTCAAGTAGAAAGTAGAAAGTTCAAAACTTGGATCACTGATTCAGTTGGAGCATCTACTTCTGATTTAGATGCAATGACAGTTCATTATCTTACTGAAAGATGTTTAATTACACAAGGTGCAAATAACTTTATGTTATTGAACTAAGCAATTTTTAAAAGAGGGTGGAGCTTAGTCTCCACTCCCTTTTATTTTTATTAATTTTATTATATATTATATTATGGCAAGGAAAACAAAAAAAGTTGAGGTGGAAGAACCTCAAGTTCAAGAAAAAGTAGCGGTTAAAACCGCTCCGGTTGTAGAACAACCAAAACCAAAAAAAGACAGTTGGGAAATAAAAGATAGAACTTACTATTTGTTAGGTCGCTTAAAACCATTATCACATATTATTAAAGCAGCTGATATTTATTATTTTGATGAAGAAAAGGGTTACGAAAGAGAATTAAAATATACTAAAAATCAAAAAACCTGCTTTGTTGATGAGATGAAGGGTGATCAAAGGTTAGATCATATTATCTTTAGAAATGGAACTTTATCTGTTCCTAGAAATAAAGTAACATTACAAAAATTATTATCTTTATATCATCCGCATAGAGGTCTTATTTTTGAAGAATTTAACGCGGTAAAAGTAGCTGTTGATGAAGTTGCAATATTAGAGATGGAGATAGCTGCCTTAAACGCAGCTCAAAACTTAGATATTGATATAGCAGAGGCTGTTATGAGAGTAGAGATTGGTTCTAAAGTATCTAAGATGAGTTCTAAGGAACTTAAGCGTGATTTATTACTATATGCTAAGAGAAATCCTAAATTATTCTTAGAACTTGTAACAGATGAAAACGTTGTCCTTAGAAACTTTGGTATTAAAGCAACAGAAATGGGGGTATTAAAATTGTCCTCTGATCAAAGAACATTTAGTTGGGGATCTAATAACAGAAAACTAATGAACGTCCCATTTGATGAACATCCTTATTCAGCTTTAGCTGCTTGGTTTAAAACTGATGAAGGAATGGAGATTTACTCCAATATTGAAAAACGATTAAATTCGTAGTCTAACTGTAGTAAGCGATCGCCCTACGGGGCGATTGCATAACTACATAAAAAATATAATCAAATGAAATCAAAAGGATTAGGAGATACAATAGAAAAATTTACAAAGACAACCGGAATAAAGTCCCTAACAAATTTTTTACATTCAAATGGACTGATAAAAGATTGTGGATGTAATAAAAGAAAAGAGGCTTTAAACAAAGCTGTTCCATATAAAAACAAAAAATAATTATGGTAAATATAGATACGGTGTATCAAAGAGTTTTAGCTATTGCTAATAAGGAGCAAAGAGGATATATAACTCCTCAAGAATTTAATCTATTTGCAAATCAAGCGCAAATGGATATATTTGAGCAGTATTTTTATGATATAAATCAATTTAGTAGAGTACATGGTAATGAGACTGAGACTTCTGACATGTTAGATTTAATAAATGAGAAACTAGATATATTTGAAGTTAAAGGAGCAGCTGTAACTAACGGTGCAACCACTTTACCCACAAATCCACCTATATACAGATTAGGTAGTGTATTTCTTGATATTGCTGGTACTACAAGAGAGGCTGAAAGGGTAAACGAAAAAGACTGGGCATATATTCAAAACTCACCATTAATGCACCCGAAAAACTCGAGACCTGTTTATATACCTGATGGAAATGGTTTAATTAGATTATTTGGTAGTCTGAATTCTGTAGCTGGGCAAATTATCCAAAGAACTTCTGGAGTTGTTTGTAATTATATAAGAAGACCAGGCAGGGTAGAATGGGCATATGTTGTAGTAAATGGATACGCACAGTTTAATGGTACTCCACCATCTATTGATTTTGAACTACACCCCTCTGAAGAAACTAATTTAGTTTTAAAAATACTACAACTATCTGGTCTAGTCATGAAAGATGTAGGTTTATACCAAGTAGCTGCACAAGAAGAAATGAAAGATATTCAACAAGAAAAACAATAAATAAATGGGATTATTAGGTAACACAACACAAGTAGACTATTATCTTGATAGTAGCAGTTGGGGGAAGTACCAATTTACATCATTAGATAATATTGTGAATCAATTTATGATAGCTTATGTTGGTGAAGATAAATTAATAAGTAAGGCAAAAAGAACTGATGTTGCTTTTCATGCGCAAAGAGCTATACAAGAATTAAGTTTTGATACATTTAAATCTTGTAAAACGTTAGAATTAGAAATACCACCGTCACTAAAAATGATTTTACCACAAGACTATGTTAACTACGTTAAATTAACATGGAGTGATTCTGCTGGTATTGAACATATTATATATCCTACCTCTAAAACATCTAATCCAATAGCAATAAGTCAAGATCCTTCTGGAGATGATGAAGAGTTTTTGGAGATTTTAGAAAATAATGGATTTGACAATGGGTTAGGTAGTTGGGTATCACAAAGTAATTCCGCAACTAATCCAAATCCTAACGCGCTAGCGTATACTTGGAATAGTAGTGGATATATTGATGCTGACGCTGCAGAGTATAAAAAATTACATCAATCAGCAGCTGAGATAAAAAAAGGGCATACTTACAGAGTTTCTTATGATCTTAGTCTTGTGTCAGGTTCAGTACAAATCCTATTAGTGGCAAGTGATGGTACTTCTACTGAGGCCTTTAAAGGAGGTGGCGCGGTACAAACCCAAACTGGTAGCTACACGGTTACTGAAGACATTTTTGTAAATGATTCAAATACTTCTTGGGCCATAGCTATGCAAGATGAGAATAGAAATTTTAATTTTCACGCTCGTTCTGCCGCTCCAACTAATTTTGTCGGGACAATAGATAATGTAACTTGTTATGATCTTGAAATAACTACACAAGCTGAATCTGATACGTGGTCAAATTATAAATCTGGAACTCCATCTGAAAATCAAGACGATTACCAAGATGATACTTATTGGCCAGCTGGAGGACGAAGATATGGACTAGATCCTCAACACGCTCAAGCTAACGGTTCGTTTTATATGGATTGTAATACTGGAAAAATACATTTTAGTTCTAATATATCTGGAAAAACTGTTATATTAGAATATATAAGTGATGGTTTAGGTACAGATGAAGAAATGGTGGTTCATAAATTTGCAGAAGAGGCAATGTATAAATGGATCGCCCATGCTGTTTTATCCACTAGAATGGGGATTCCAGAATACATAGTTAACAGATATAAAAAAGAAAAATTTGCAGAAACTAGGAAAGCGAAATTAAGATTATCAAATATAAAATTAGAGGAAATCACTCAAATATTGAGGGGTAAATCTAAACAAATAAAACACTAACTAAATGCCAGAGTTAAAACACACGTTTACGTCTGGTCGAATGAATAAAGACTTAGACGAAAGATTAGTGCCTAATAGTGAGTATAGAGACGCGTTAAATGTTGAGGTTTTAACTTCAGAAGGATCTAATGTGGGTACTGTACAAACTTGTTTAGGAAATAGTTTGATTTCTAATCTTGTGCCAGACGATAGCAGTGCGTGCGTAGGTAGTATTACAGATGATAAAACTAACAAAGTATACTATTTTATAGCAGGTAAACCACCAGCACCAATGTCATCAACGGCACTTGAAGCTCTTCACGTGGTATCTTCCGATCTTGTAGTTGAATATAACAGCGTTAATAACGAAACACTCCCTGTAATAGTTGATATTTATAACGTACGTACTAAAATTACTGATAGATCTGTCTCTCCCAGCGGTGATTTAATATATACGGTAGTTAGTACAAATGGATTAAGAATAGGTATGCAAGCGACTTGGGGTGGTAGTGGTTTGTTATCTTTTACTCAAAAAGAACCCTATCCTATAATAACGGAAATACCTACATCTACCACAGTGGTTTTATCAAGTCATATTCGATCCACTTTCGGGCCACTACCACCACTTCCTTTAAATAATGTAAATTTTATATCTGGATCCGCAAATGACTGCTGTGGACCAGGAGGTAGAGTTCTTAACTTTCGTAGTGATAGACTTATAACGGGTGTTAATATAGTTGATGACATGCTATTTTGGACAGATAATTATTCTGAGCCAAAAAAAGTAAATATAACAAGAGGAAAAGAAGGTTCAATACCTAGCTTAGGTGTATGTCAAGCTTGTAATGTTAATCAAAACTCTGCAAATCCTTATACGTTTAACGGAATTACAGTCCCTGGAACAACACACACTGAACTTGTAGTTGATGAAGCAACGATAATAAACACGTCTCATAATGGTATACTGCTAAATCCTCCTTTTGGTATACAAGAATATCTCCAAGAAAGACATATTACAGTTATAAAGAAATCTCCGTTAATGCCTCCTAGGTTAGAGATGAGTAGTGCTATCCAAAGATTGGACGCAAATGGAGTTGTTAATCCTACTTCAGGACAAGTATCACAATTTATGTTCTACGGTACGGTCGGCGCTTTAACAGGTGTGTATAAAACTGGTACTACCTCACAACAAGTTAATAGCGATCCAGCAGGTAATAATACTATGATAGAGTTGGATTTACCAGTTGATTTTCGTGTTGGAGACGTGTTAGAGTGCTCAGATTCGAGTGGAGGACCGATAAAAGTAAAACTAGTTGTAACATCTTCAGATTCAACATCTACTAATCCTTTACTTGTTGAGTCTCCTACTAATGGTAATCTAGAAGTTAAAATAATATTTGTTAGTGATTTATTTTTAGCTGAAATAGATAATAATACACTTAAAACATGGTATATAGAACTTAAACCTAAAAAAGATTCTTTATATGAATTAAAATTTCCTAAATTTGGCTATAGATACAAATATGAAGATGGTGAGTACTCTGCGTTCTCTCCATTTTCTGAAATAGCATTTTTACCTAGTGAATTTGATTATCATCCTAAAAAAGGTTATAATTTAGGTATGACAAATGATTTGAAAAAATTGGTTATAAAAGATTTTATTCCTCCAAATATACCATTAGACGTTATTGAAATAGATATTTTATATAAAGAATCTGATTCCCCTAATATATATACAATAAGATCATTTGATGATAAAGATCCAGAATGGAATATAAGTGGGACTGGTGATTACAGAGGATATTTTGAAATAAAAGACGATTTAATACATGCTGTAGTTGCTTCAAATCAATTATTAAGGCCTTGGGACAATGTCCCTAGAAAAGCTTTAGGACAAGAAGTAACTGGTAACAGATTAATTTATGGTAATTATTTACAAAATTATAACTTAATTTCTAATACTGATGAAGAAGTGAAACCAGAGTTTCAATTGTATCTGGATAGCGATCCTGTACACATTAAAAATTTTCCTGAAAAGTCATTAAAATCGGTTAGGACTTATCAATTGGGTGTTGTTTATAAAGACATTTACGGTAGAGAAACACCAGTGATAACACACCCTAGTGGTGTTATTAAAGTAGAACACTCTCGTGCAGCTACATCAAATTCTTTAGCAATAAAAACAATAACCCCACCACCGTTTTGGGCAGATTCTTTTAAATACTTTGTAAAAGAAATTTCAAACGAATATTATAATCTAGCTATGGATCGTTGGTATGACGGTGAAGACGAAGGTATTTGGTTGTCATTTCCTTCAGAAGATAGGAACAAGGTTGATGAAGAAACAACATTGATATTAAAAAAAGGTGTTGGAGAGGAAGCTGAGGCTGTAGAAGAGTATTCTAGATATAAGGTTTTGGCTATTAAAAATGAAGCCCCGGATTTTATAAAAACAACAGAGGAAATATTAGCTATATTTGATGCCGCTACAACCACTAATAGTCCTGGTCATTTTACAGGATTTCCACTCCAAGGAAGTAAAAGCATTAAAATCAAGAAAACACAGTGGGAAGATAGTGAATTAGCTAGTTTACAATTCATGAACAACCAACAATCGCTTTATTCAAGTATATTGGGCGATAGAGATGCTTCATTACAAATGCGTGTAAAGACTAGCAATAACACAACCCATTCAAACTGGTATGATATTATAAATATAACTTTTAAGAATACAGCCACGCAAGATTATAAAATAGTTGTAACAGAAGCTTTTGGTGATGATATGGCGTTCACGTCAACTGGAAATACTTCGGGTACAGCTATATCAGATTTAGTTGTAGAGATACAAAAAAAGATAATTGAAAATAAACCTGAATTCGATGGTAGATTCTTTGTTAAAATACATGATGACAGAGAAGAAAGAGTGTTTCAAACCCATATTAAATCGAAAGCGGATGCAACGGCTAGACTTGTTCAAGGTCAAAAGTTGTTTTATTATATGGGTTACAACTCTACTCAAAATCCTCTAGCTCCAGAGATTATTGAAGGTCAGGATTTAAGTATTTTTGGGGATCATTATACGTCTGTTGCGGACGACCCAACTTGGGGTGAAGATTTTCTTGCTTATGAGATAGGTGCGGTTAGTGGAGGTGGAACTGGGGTTTATACTAATCCTACCACCGGTAATATTTATCCTCGTTACAGTGACTTAAATGCACTCCAACCAACCAGAGGAAGTGATATGACTAGTTTCTATATATCAGAATTAAATTTAGCGCACTATAGTGGTGGTAATGCAATACAACCAGGTACTCCATGGGCAAATAGTAACGCTGGTAGCACCGGTGGTGCTGAAGGTGGTTGGTGGTTTATAGATCAAGAACCTACATATAGGCTTTTAGGTGTGACTGCTGGGACGTCATCTACGTATGGCGCGGATATTGTAGCACTTACGTCAGATACCGGTGTAGGAGCCGTAGAAGGTAATGATCAAATAGATATATCTTGGATTGGGACAAGGAATTGGCCATTCAGGCATACTAGTGGAAACACATGGAAAAATATTGGTGGTTTACATAAAGGTGAAGCTGAGTTTATACAAAGAATATCATCATCTGGAAAAATATTTAGATTTATAGATGATCCAGATAATATCGAGTATGAGATTGGTAGTGTTTCAAAGACTTACCATCTAAATAATGTAATGGAAATGGATGGAAATTGGGATAATATTCATGTAGTAGGTCAGGAAAGGTATCAGCCCCGATGGGCTGATTTTCGAGTAAGGTGGTCGCTAAAATTGATAGAACCTGGTTCAAAAGACCCTACAAATAATCCAAACGGAATACCTATGAATCTTTTTGCAGGAACTTATTCTGGCGCAGGGGCCGTGGCTTATGGAGGTCAAAATACCGGTAATGTCTATAGAGCAACCGAACCTCCAAACACTAATATTACCCCAGAAGGTCCTGGTGCTAATGATTGTCTTGATAATATGGGTGGTACAATAACTAAGGCTGGTATAGAATTTGTTGAACCTTACTATGATCAAAAACAAGATATGCCAACTCATCCAGCTATTTGGGAAACAGAGCCTAAAGAAGATGTCGGATTAGATATTTATTATGAAATAGGACAAAACTACCCTGTGAATATGTGTGATGGCACTGAAGAGTTGTATATACAACCTGGAGCAACAGTATCTATGTACCGGTCTAATACACAAGGAACACATACTTTGAGTGGCTGGGATGACGTTAATATGATTCTTAACGGAGCTACAGTTACAACAAATTACGTATCAGGAACACCTACAACTATTCTTTCTAGCGGCCACACTACTGGGGGAAATACTTTTACACATGCTGGGGCTCAAGCTTCTTGGTGCACTTTCTCGACCCCAGGTTTAAGTGAATGGATAATTTTGGACGCACCATATGCTAATATAACAGTTGGAATGGGTATTACAGATTCCGGTGGTAATATACCGCCAAACACAGTTATCCATCAACTTCAAACAAACCAAGGACCAAACCAAAACCAACAAGCTATTGTCCTTGGCGATGCAGCGTGGAATGCCGGTGGTAATATAGTTTATGCACCATGTCCAACTATGCCAGCGGGAACGGTATTTACTTTTACAGGTGGCGCTACGATTCCAATCTCCACTACCACCATACCAACCACTGTAACTTCTATAACTGGTTGTGAGGGGGGTATTCCAACTGGATCAACTCAACCGTCAACTTTATTAGAGCTTAATAATGGTCAAGTATTAAATGAAGGTGATATACTGTCGTTTACAAATCCAGATGGAACTATAGTAACAGCTACTGTTGCTTTTGATACTCAATGGCCTTATAGTGCTTGGGGATCAATAGCCGCAAGTACTTATCAAACTCAAAACCAAATATTCTTAAACGCATTAGTACACGGTGAAAACCAAACGTTACCATATTACAACTGTTATACTTTTGGTAATGGAGTAGAATCAAATAGAATTAGAGATTTATTTAATGCTGTAACTATAGATAAAGGCGTTAAAGCATCTACCACGTTAGCTGAACAATATAAAGAAGAACATAGAAAAAGCGGGTTGATATTCTCTGGAATATATAATTCTATGAATGGTGTAAATAGATTAAATCAGTTTATAATGGCTGAAAATATTACTAAAGATTTAAACCCTGAATATGGTAGTATACAAAAATTACACACGAGAGATACTGATTTAGTTACGCTATGTGAAGATAAAGTTTTGAAAGTATTATCGAATAAAGACGCTTTATATAATGCTGATGATACTAGAAATATAACAGCTACAAGTAATGTTCTAGGTAATACTATTCCATTTGTTGGTGAATTTGGAATATCTAAAAATCCAGAATCATTTGCTTCAGAATCGTTTAGAGCTTATTTTACAGATAAAGAAAGAGGTGCTGTAATGAGATTATCAAGAGATGGATTAACACCTATATCAGATCATGGTATGAAAGATTGGTTTGCAGATAATTTAAAAACTGCAAATAAAATAATAGGTAGTTATGATAGTAGAAAATCATTATATAACGTTACTTTAATAGATTATTTACCAAAAGTATCAATTGGCGGTGGCGTAATAGGGGGAGGAGTTATAACGGTTGGTGGAGGTGGTATCACTACTAGTGGTGGTAGTGGAATTATTATCGATGATAATGGTGGAACTAACGGTGGAGGAAACGGTGGAGGAAACGGTGGAGGTAGCGGTGGAGGTAGCGGTAGAGGTAGAGGAAGTAGCGATACAGGTGGAGGAGAAGGTAAAGGTTATTAAAGATGAAAACAAATATAAAACATTATAATGGCAAACATAACTATAAGTTTTAGCGAGAGATCAAGAGGGTGGGCAAGTTTTAAAACTATCAATCCAGAAGTTGGTTTTAGTTTAAATAATGAATACTACACAGCGTTGAGCGGTATATTATGGAAGCATCATGATGATTCTGTAGATAGAAATAGTTTTTACGATGTCAGTGGAAGTATTAACACTCGATCCTCTATAACAGTTTTATTTAATGATTTACCTAGCGTTATAAAAAGTTTTACAACTTTAAATTACGAAGGAAGTCAATCTAAAGTAATAGAAAACCCGAATGATGGAAAATATTACAATAATCAACCTAAATTAGGCTGGTATGCTAATTTAATAACAACAGATCAACAAACAGGTATGATTCCTGGTGGTAAGAACATTAAAACAGGAGAGTGGCAAGGTGAATTTATAAATAAAGAAGGTAAATGGTTTAACTATATAATAGGGGAAAAAACAATATGGAAGAATGGAACGTCCGTAGACGGAGGATCTTTAGCTCCAATATCTGGAGCTAGTGGTAATTTGGATACTCAAGAATTTTCAACACAAGGAATAGGGATGGTAACCAATACACCTGTAATTAATCAATAATAAACAATAGATAAAATATATGTTTAATAAAATGAACAATAAATAAACCGTGGCACAAGCATATAATTATACAACAAGAATATGTAATCCCCAACCTGATGAATTTCAAGGGATAATAACAGCTTCTATAGCTTTGTTAATAACAGACGCTGCAAATCCTAATGGTAGAAGTCCAGTGGTTGGTGACTGTTATATTTCAGAAGCAGGAGGTATAGGTGGTAATAATCCTTTAGGATATAACACGGTTTGGGTAGTAGAAAGCTTGATACAGCCAAGTAGTTCCGGTGTGGGCATTAGACAAAGCGCGGGATGCTGTCAAACTTGGACTTGTAAAACTGACAAATTTGGCAACATTGGATGCGCGGACCCTGGTAATGGTAGTGGTATTTATAACAGTTTACAAGATTGTCTAAACAGTTGTGAAAGTACTTTAATTAGTAATGATTCTTTTGAAGATTATTTAGGGGATATCATAAAACCTTGGATAGATACGGAGGGCGGACCCTGTTTGCACGATATAAAAACCTGTCCATGTGGATGGGATTATGTTCAGAATTACCAACCGCCGACAGTAACACCACCTCAACAACCGATATACACACAGTTTACAGGTGCGGGCGTATGTCTTTCGCCTGATTATGCTTTGTGGGAATCTACTTTAGGTAGCGCAGCTTCTAATAGTACTTTCCATGGTTTAAGGAGTCCATTTTCACTCCCTTGTGCAAATTTACAGGGCGCACATAATCCTATAGTGGGAATGACAATTGAAGGTTCCCAAACCACTGCTCTTGGTAATTTTTTAGCGGGATCTATAACAAATACAATAAATAATGTTTCAACTACCCATACGTGGGACAAGCATATTATTGTCGAGGTTAATCCTGCTTTTAATTCATCTATATTAAATTCTAATTCACAAGTGATACAATCAACCCCATGTTAATAACTTTAAAATATAATTTATAATGGCTTGCATAGATTTTGGAATAACATCTTTTTGCTCCCAAGTATCTAACATTGCTGTAGCGCATGGTAACTCCCAAGCTTTTCTCACTTGGCAAATTGCTGGATATAATCATCCTGCTTTTGGGGGATGCTCTTCTGCTAACTGGCCTAACGGTGGATGGTTCGAGAGTAGAGTAAGCGTTTGGACAAATATGTTGGCTAATACAACTGGAACTATGGCTAGAGCAAAGTTAATTGCACAGATTGATTGGGCTAATTGTATGATGAATGAATGCTGCGGACAAGGAGGTTTAGCTATTTACGGTTGCATGGACGATGGTACTAGGGGTAATGATTATATAAATAATCAAGGTACTTACGCCAATCCACAATACGGAAGTGTTAACTCTGGAACACCGGCTTTAAATTATTATGCGGGAGCAACACAAGATAATGGTTCATGTATTTATACACAACCTGTTCACGGGTGTAAAGATCCAGCGGCTACTAATTACGATCCTAACGCAGATACGGATTGTGGTAATAGTTATGTAAGTGATTTTAATATTAACTACACAAATTGGCAAGGTATTCAACCTCCAGGTAATTGGACACCTTATGGTGATACGGGTTGTTGTACTTATAAGCCAACTGTTGTTCCTGATTATAATTGGAGAGACGGGGGAGCATTAAGTAAAGGTGGATTTTATAATAGCTCAACAGACGGAGGGGGCACATATTGGAATGTGGCAGGTACTTATGGGCCAGATGGGCAATCCATAGCGAACTTGTACGATCCTAACACTTATGGGTACGATGGTTTTATTGGGAAAGATTGGTTAATGATGGCTATATGTAGAGATGATGCTGATGGTAATTATTATACAAACGCTGAATTTTCTAACATGAGTGGAGGTAATTATATAATAACTCTGTATGATAGAAATCATCAATACCTTGGTAAATGGGAATATTCCTTAGTACACGTTTATTCACAACTTTCTTATTGCACCCCTCCCTGTAACGTTTTTACTACTGATGATAGTTGTTATGTACAAATTTTTATGAAATTAGAAGCACACCTTGATGGAAGTTGGCCTATAGTGGACTTTGGGTCGAAACACCAAATAACTCCTATTCCGGTCCTTATTAGTAACAATAATCCAAACAACTTGCCAGCCGGTCCACCACATAATAACGCTGATTATACTTCTCCATATTTTGGTTCACCAAATAGTTTGAGCCATGCATACATGGTTTTAGATTGGCCGGGTAGAAAAGGAAACCTTGTTAATGCCTCTCAAGCTATAAACTTGCAAACGTCTCAACCCTATCCAGGATACTCAAGCGCCTACCCTGTGATGCTCCCAACACAAGCTGTGGGAAATTTAGAAAGAACTAAATACACCTGTAGTTGTAACATCCCCGGTCCGGATTCTGTTTGCAGTTGGACCTATCAATCTATTAGTCACCCCCACTTTGTATGGTCAGGAACTCAGTGTAATTATACATCTCCTACTAGTTGTTGGAGTTTAGCGGGATCATCGTTAAAACTTGCAAATCCAGAAGGAGAAGATATAAACGTTAAAGGATTGAACACAATACCTTACTCCGTGGAACTTAGTTGTACAAAAGATACCAATCAAGAGATGGTTGTTAATACTAGCGATAACACCTTGTTCTTTTCAGAAAACCATTCTCCTTCTTTAGTCTCGTTATCAGCGTTGATCCCTAAAGACGTTAACGCGGAAGTTTTCACCGTAAAGTTTAGAGCAAAAAAAGGTTATTACTACTCAAAACCACCATCATTAAATATGAATTTCCCTGGTGTGGAGAATTACAAAATAAAAGTTGAATCAGAAAGTAAAAATGCCAGAGGATATGTTACTGAAAAAACATTTAATGTTAACTATAAAAATACTGGATTTGATATATATGAAGAAGATGGTCACAATATTATATTTACAACTAAAATAGCTAAAGAAGTGGATACATCTACGGAAACACAAGTAAAAGAAATAACAGCATTGCGTATCGATACATCGAGTGTTGATAGCAGTGGAGACTCAAGGAATATAAGCGTTGTTGGTACTCCAGGCTCTACTTTCTCTTTAACTATAAAAGACAAGAATGGTAGAAACGTTTTACCTTATTCTGGTAAAATTACTAAAACTATAAAAACAGCTATTAGCGCTTCTAATACTTTAGAGTTAAATAACGCAACAGGTCTTGAAGTTGGAATGATAGTACTAAATGGCCAAAGAAGAAATGTAAAAATAACTGGTATATCAGACTCTGTTAAAACTAATGTAGATGCTATAAACGAAACTTCAACTACATACATATCTATTTCCTCACACCTAACTTTTGCAGCTGACGCTAGCATTATCTTTGCAAAAGAAACAGATATAACAGAAGTAGCAATACCAGATAGCGGCGCGTATTATTTCACACAAGAGTTTCCACCTCTAGAGAAATTTAAAAGAACATTAAAAACCGCTGCGTCTGCCACGACCTCGTTAACTTTAGATTATACAAGTGATCTAGAAAATGATATGAGGATTACAGGTACTGGAGTTGACGGTAATAATCCGACGATTGGACTTATTAAACTATCTACCACGCAAGGTGTCGACCCAGACGGTGTAACAATAAACGTATCAGATGCTCAAACAATAGCTGACGAAACAGAACTAACATTTGAAATGCCAGATAATAGATATGACATAACTTTATATCCTTTAATGGCTATACTAGGTGATGATGTACCAAGATACTCTTCTACAGATTGCGACACGCTACCTACGTATTCTATTTATCAATATATAGATCCGATAGTGGAAATTGCACCTTCATCAGCCCTCTCAAATGTAACAGTAGATGGTACAGTTACATTTACAGGTAAAGCTAATAGAGCCGCAGGAACAAATGGAGATATTACCATAAGTATGACAGCTACAAAAAGCGATGGTAACCTAGCAACATCTAGAGCCCCACGGTTCTCTAGTATTGATTCTGAATCATCTGACTTTTCTAATACTTTAAACACGGTTGCAAAAAAAGTTAGAGAAGGTGATTGTAATGATAGAGACATTGTTCACTTAAATAATGTAGCGGGTATAAGAGTTGGAATGATAGTTACTGGAGGTGGTATAAATACTAACAAAACAATAACGGTAAAAAGTATCACCGGAACAGCCGTTAAACTTTCAGAAAAACAAACTATACAGAAAGACGATACGCTAACGTTTAGCAGTATGTTTAACATGCATATAAGTAGTTTAACTGCGACACTTAGTCCTAATGGAGGACAGGCAACTGGTATATGTACTATTGCGGGTACAGGAAAAATTACAACATTTGGAATAGATAGTTTCACTTCAACATTTGCTTTCGATAACTTCTTGTCAATACCAGGATAAAATAATTTAAACATGGATATAACAATTGCTTTTGATCATGATATAAATGAGTCTTTACAAGTTGGAGATGAGGTTTATTATTGTCCTAATCAATCTTACGGAGGATTTGATACTGTTGATAATGAAAATTTTCCTGCTACCGGTATTGTACATATAGGGAAATGTACTAGTGTTGATAGGGTTAATAATGAAATGGTTATTGAAATAAATCCAAGTATACCTTCAACCGCTCAAACAGTAATAGCAAATGGATTGGGATTAGGTGATTTTATAATGTTCAGTAAAAGTAATCAGGCTAATTTAAGTAGTTTACTTGGTTATTATGCAGAAACAACTTTTGTAAATGACTCTCCATACGAAGCAGAATTATTCGCGACTAGTACCGAGTTTTCTGAGAGTAGTAAATAAATGATAATAAGTGTAATTATAAAATAATGATAAAAACAATAATATTATGGCAGTAGGTTTAAAAAAGATGGGGAAACCGTCTCCGCTAAAACTTCCACCAATGGCTTGGATGGGTATAGCTCAAGTTGGCGCTAGTCTTTTAGGTGGATTAATTGGTAGTAAACGTAGAAGGAGAGAACAACGTGAAGCTAGAGAGGCAATGGAAAAATCTAGAGCAGCTTATATGCAACAAGAATATGTAAATCCCTATGCTGATATGGAAAATGTTTACGAAGACTTAACCGTAAACCAACAACAGGCGCAATTCCAAGCACAACAAGGAGCACAACAAAGAGCGAATATATTAGAAGGATTACGTGGAACAGCTGGTGGAGCCGGTATTGCTGGTTTAGCACAAGCAATGGCGCGACAATCTACCTTACAAACACAACAGATATCTGCGTCTATTGGACAACAAGAAGCCATGAACCAAAGATTACGAGCACAAGGTGCAGCTAAAGTACAACAATTAGAAGCTTATGGTGAACAAGCGGTGTCTCTAAGAGAACAACAAAGAATGGAAACATTATACGGTATGGATATGAGTAGAGTTACCGCGGCTAACAGAGCTAGACAACAATCTAGACAACAAATGATAGCTGGTATAGGCGCGGGTTTGGGTACTATAGCTGGTGGAATGGGTGGTGGCACGACAGCTAAAATGGGTGGTACAACCCCTGGTGGAACGGGTTTTAACATCGACCCAAGCGTTGGTTACGATTGGGGCGCGGACCCACAAGGATTTGGAAACCAATTTGGACCTTATACAACTGGACAGCCATCAACTGGTACTGGAATAAACATTGGTAATAACGAGTATGACATTTGGGGTAATCCTATACAACAAATACCAAGTCCATTTAATAAAAGAAAAAGCAAAAAAATAAATTATGGCAAGTGAAATTTTAATACGACAGGCAGAAAAAATGTATGAGTCAGGGATTGATACCACTGACTATGCTAAATTATTAACACAACCAGCGGTGGATGTGATGACGAAAAAATTAGATGAGCAAAAAAGGATAACCGATGAGTTAATAAATACAATGCCTGCTGGTATAAGTATTGATAAAATACCAGAAGAATTAAGACCCGCAATAACTAAAAAAATAGCAGATGCAAAAAGTGAATATGTTGATTGTGCTAAAATAATAGGATCTGGAATTGCTTCGGATGATCCTAAATATTTAGAATGTATAGAAAAAATGAATCAAATACGCAGTGGTTTTGAAACTTTAGATGCGGAAATGACTGGTTTAGCGGATAAGGTAAAAGCTTCTTTGGAAAATAGACACAAAAAATCAAAATATAGTCACTTATGGCAACAAACAGATCATGAAAAATTCTCTAATAAAGTTATATATGGTGACGTTACTATAGGTGAAGATTTTAAATTATCATATATGTCTGCAGATGGTAATAAAAAACTTGTATCTGATTACGGAACTTTTTTAACTAGTGGATTAGGTGCTGCTGGAGTTGATGCGTTAAGAAAAGATGTAATGAAGAATGCGCAACTAGGAAGGGATTTTGATGAATTAGGTAATAGTAATATGGTGACAGCACTAGTGAATGAATTAGGTGCAAAAGGAATAGGTGATTTAATGTATTCTAATCCTATATATATAGATGAATATATTAGATTAAATCACGGTGGCGTTACAAAAGAAAATAATGAAACGGAATACAAAAAAATATATGAAAAGTTAAAAGACGAAGATTTAACAGAGGAATTTACAAAACATTTACTAGGCACTAAAGAAAATCCAGGTATGCTACGTAATACACATACCGCAGCGTTTAGACCGTATACACCTCCTGGTGCTACTAAGACCCCCGGTGAAACAGGATGGTTAGGTAGTGGTGACGCATTAGCTGTACAAGGTGGTAATAGATATTTAGATTATGATGTAGCCAAAGATATATATGATTCCTTTGTTATAGCAAAAGATGGTAAGGAAAGCAGTTTCAACATGTTTAACGTAAAATATGATTACGATCCTGCTAAAGATAGTTGGTCAGATGGAGAAACTGATTTTGGTAACTCTGAATCTTTTAGAAAATCTTTAGGTATATCAGAATCTGATTTTAAAGAAATAACAGATGTAAAAATAGTAACTAAAGAAGGTGATAAAGAGGTAGTGAAATTTCAAAAAACCAAACCAGAAAAAGGTATAGTGAATCAAGATACGTTTTTAACAAGCGCAGATAGTGCTATAAAAAAGATGAAGAAAGTACTACCTAGTGGTTGGTATTTTGAATCTAGTAAGAGTTTTAGAGGTAAGAAAGGCGATCGCACACCGTTCGCTAGAGCTGGTGATGTAGTTACAATTTATAATGAGAATGGAGAAGAAATGGGTGAGTATGACGTTAACTTTAGCGCGGGAGACGTTGCTAAAGCTAAAAGTGAATATGAGAGATTTGAGTTAGATTTAGCAAATTTTATTACAGGTGGTGGTGAGCTTGATTAATTTTAAATAAAGCATGGAAGAATTAAAAAAACTTTTTGACGTATTATCTGAAGAAGGTCTTTACACTAAGTCTTTTGAGGAATTCACAACACAATATCAAGATGAAGAATATCAAGATAGGGTTTTTGATGCTGTTTCTACAAGAGGGCTTTACACTAAAAATATAGATTCTTTTAAAACGAAATATTCAAAGCAAGATATTCAACCAGGTGTGTCTGTAGGTTTAGCGTTAGAAGAAGAAGAGATAGAAGATTCAGGAGGATTTGTTAATTTTATTGGTGATTTATATAGAGCGGGTATTGGTGGTTACGAGGCTGCTAGTACGTCTGGTGAATCATTGGACATGTGGAAACAAGGTTCTAATGTATCTAAAGATTCTGTTCAAGAATTTATAAGAGCAAAACAAGCTGAAGCAGAGGATTACAAACCCTCTGAACGTATGAAAAGGTTTAGCACTCAATATGAAAAAGAAGGTAAAACTTGGGCGGCGTTTTTTAGAGGTATAAAAAAAGACCCAGGTTTAATGGCTGAAATGTTTGTTCAATCAATTGGTACTCAACTTGGTACTTTAGCTGATTCACCTGAAGCTAGAAAATGGACAGCAAGCGCTACCGCTGGTGGTGCTGCAGCTGGTAGTTTCATTCCTGGTATTGGAACTGCCGTTGGTGGTGTTACAGCAACCTTAGGTGGCGCCGCTACAGCTATGGAAACAGCTTTAACTTTTGGAGAGTTAATAGAAGCAGAACTACAAAAAGAAGGTAAGGAATTTACTGATGATAATATATTAGAACTTTTACAAAGTCCTAAAGGTCAAGAAATAAGAAATAAATCTATTGGTAGAGGTTTAACTATCGGTGCGATAGAAACTCTTTCCGGTGGTTTAGCTGGTAAAGCAACTACAGGTGTTTTAAAAACAGCAAATATAGCGGGTAGAACTAAAAAAATAACTGCCGTTGCAGCTGGTCTTGGTGTTGAAGCTACTGGTGGTGGTATCGGTGAGGTTGCAGGTCGAGTCGTTGCTGGTCAAGAGATGGATCCAGCTGAAATTGGATTTGAAGCTATAACAGGTACAACAACAGCCCCTATAAATGTTGGTATGGCTTTACTTGGGAAAAAACCAGTATATAAAATTAATGGGGAGAAAGTTTCTTATGCTAAGATGAAGGATTTTGTGGATACCGCAGACGATATGGATATTGCTATGGCTAATCTAGAAATTGAAAACGACCAAACAGGTTTAGATAAAAAAGCTCACGGAAAACAAAACAAAGCTATTATAGATTCTCAAATCGATGAGAAAATAACAGACAAGGATGATAGGAAAACTTTAGTTAAATTAGAACAAGAAAGACAATTAAAACAAATAGAAGCTGAAAAGAAAGGAATTGATAAAGTTCCTAACGCTGCAGAAGAGTTAGCAGTCTTGGAAGCTGAAATAGAAGGAATAATTGGTAAATATGAAGGTGCTGTAGATGTAGGAGAAACAGCAATAGCTAAAGAAGTTGCTAAAGCTAGACGTGATATATCTATATCTAAAACTATTGCTTTTGCAGAAGCCGCTGGTAAAAAAATAGGTAAAGATGTTCTTATAGCTGAAAATGATTTATCAGCACAAGCAACTTATGATAAGATAGCAAAAGAAATGGGTTTAGACGCTAAAGACGTTACAGGTTCTGATGGTTTTATCGTTGGTGATTCTATTATTATAAATAAAGATATAGCTGGCAAAACAGGTCAAATAAACGTGGGCGCTCATGAGGTGCTACACGGCGTTATAGCTAAACACATGCAAAGTTTAGATGTTAAGGGACAAACTAAATTGATCTCAAGTTTCAAAAATACTTTAACTGAAGATCAGAGAAACTACGTAGAAACAGAAATTAATCGTAGAATTAAAACTGGTGAAGATTTAAATATTAACACTACAGAAGAATGGTTAACTGTATTTTCTGATGGATTAACAAAAGGTGATATAACTTTTAATGAAGGCGTTTTTGATAAATTGAAAAACTTTGTTCAAGAAATTGCTAGAAAGTTTGGTATCAAAAAAGAATTTGCAGATGGTAGGCAAGTTTATAATTTCATGAAAGACTACCAAAAAAGTATAGAGAAAAACCAACTTAGTGCTAGAGCTATAGCATTAGCTGGTGAAGGTGTTGCTGTTACAGACATGAAACTATCTAAAACCAGTCCAAGAGCACAGCAATTTTTAGATGCTGAAATAGATAATGAATCACTAGTTGATATAGAACAATCTCCACAATCAACGCCAGAAGATAGATTTGGTGCTGCTGAAGCTATAATAGAAAAAAATTGGCCTATAATTAGCAAAGCATTAAAATTTGATCCAACAGGTAATATACCTATACAGGCTGTAAAAGAAGCTGTAAACGAACAAATGTTAGGTATATTTCCTCAAGTCACGCTACCAGATGGAAGTAAAATAAGTCGTAATAAACCTTTGTTTGATATATATAACAAAGAAAATAAAGTAACAACATTTCTAGATGCCACCTTAAGAAATAGGCAGCCTGAAATATACACTAGAGCTAAAGCTATTGGTGGTACAGAACAAATGGGTGTAGATATATCAGAAGCTAAAGATATTAAAGCGCCAGAGCCAACAAAACCAAAACCAAGTAAAAAGGCTAGAAAACTAAAAAGTCTAAGTGATGTTAATCTTGATAATAAAGATGTAGTATCTCAAACCATTTATAATAAAGTGGTTAATATATTGGAGCAAAATCCTAAAAATTTAACTAAGCAATTAAACGCTCTTATAGAAAAAGAGTTTATGAAAGCTGTTAAAAAACAAATGGGTAAGGTTACCAAAACAGTAGAGGGTTTTGCTAGCGAGGAATATAAGGCTTATCACGCTTTAAATTATGCAAACCACATAAAAGCTCTTGATGTTAACACTATAAAAAAGAATTATAAGACTTTATTTGATATAAAGAAAGTAGGTAGAGAGAAAGATAAAAGAGTAAACCCTGAAACTGGTAAGGTAACATATCCTGGTAAAGGTATATATAGTATAGAGACTAATAAAGCTAGGTTTACTAAATTTTTTATAGAGGGTGGTTATACAACTTTATTAGCGAGACAAAAAAAATTAGCAGAACTTATCGCTAAATCTCTCACTAAAGACGCTGTTAACAAGTTTAAGATAGAAAACTCTAATGATATTGATGTAGTTGTAGAAGCTGAAATAGATAATTTCTTAAATGGGTTAGATAAGCAAAAAACTGAAAACAGAACTTTTGATACTGTTAAATTCTCTCGTAGTCAAGGTATCCTTAAATTATCACATGAAGTTGTAGAAGGCGATGGTGCTAATAGTAAAGCGTGGAAACAAATAATATACAAATATAAACTTGATTCTAGCGATATTAATATGGCTAAGCAGCTTGTTGATATACGTAAGAAAGATCTTGATGAAAAATTTAACACCGCTTTTAATCTAAACGCTCCTTTCTTGGAGCAAGTGCAAGGATGGATGGATGGTAACTTTGCTGAAATAATGGGACAAAAATCAATTCCAAGAGATTTTGCTCTTATTATGAAAGAAGATCTTATAAAAGGTACAATAGAAGAAAAAACAGCAATTATAAAGATGGTGAATGCTCTTTGGAATGAAAAACTAGGTGTAACGTGGGAGCGACGTATGAGTAATAGGCTGAATAAGTTTTTAGATAAATACCCTCAACATTATGCCGTGTTAAAAGAATTGCTTACGGGAGGGGATAGATCTGCTTATATAGTAATGCCTCATTTTGAAAAGCTTGTACCTATAACTAAAAAAATAAGGGGTGCTAAAAAGATTGTTGCTAAAAGATTTTATTACCATAAAAAGAAAAAAGCAAAAAACCCGGCAAATTTAGACTTTACAAAAACGAATGAAAAGGAGAAGTTTGACAATTTTTTACAGTTTTTTAAAGATGTAGAAACTTGGTTCAAAACTGATTTAAATAAGAATGATATTTGGTTGTTTGATGAATTAGTAATTCACTCGTCTTTAGATCAAAATAATTTCTGGAGAAAGTCTGCTAATTTACACGGTCATCAAGTTGACGAAAATAATAAGATTGGGATTGAGGACGTTGTTGAAGAACACACACCTATAAATGAGATAGTTAAGATTGGTGTGGGTGCAGCTATAACAGGTAACGTTAAAAATATTACACCTCTATTAAAAGCAATGTTAGGTCAATTTTCTATATTAGAAATAAACGATCCTAGTGGTGTTTATAAAGCTTCTTTAGGTATTGATTTTCGTAATAAAGTACTACCTAGAATACTTGATGGTAGTTTAAAATTAAAAGATGGACACGCTGGTATATACAGATTAATGAAACATGGTCTTGATCCATTTACTATTGAGCTTCTTGAGTCTGAAAATAATGTAGCTGAGGAGTTTAGCGTTAGCCATTTAAGTCCTAGCGAAGCTAGACAAGAAATAATAAATCAATTTGAAGAAACAGGGGTAAAATATAGCAAGACAAACGCGACTAAATCACCTTTAAGTAGAAATATACACAAAAGAAAAGCGATTGATAATGCGTCTAAGTTTTCTCGCTCATCTAAAAATCCAACTAGAGGTATGAGTGCTTGGGATTTTGATGATACAGTTGCTAGAACAAAATCTGGTGTTAGGTATACAATGCCAAACCCAGAAGGTACACCTCAACCTGGTAGAAAAGTTATATTTATGGCTGGTGGTCCTGGTTCTGGAAAATCAACTGTAATAAAAGGTTTAGATTTAAAAAATCAAGGATTCAAGATTGTTAATCAAGATATATCGTTAGAATGGTTAATGAAAAATCATGGCCTACCTACAGACATGAAAGATTTTACACCAGAACAAGCTAGTAAGTTCGGTTCACTTGGGTGGGATGCTAGAATGATAGCTAAGCGTAAACAGTCTAAATTTCAAGGTCAAGGAGATGGTATTATTGTAGATGGAACTGGTAATAGTTTGCAACAAATGAAAAACCATGTTCAAGAATTTAAAAATAAAGGTTACGATGTGCAAATGGTGTTTGTTGAAACGTCTCTAGAAACAGCATTGGAAAGAAATCGCGCTAGAAAAGAACGTTCATTAAGAGACGGTATAGTAAAAAGAACTCATGAGTCGGTACAGAATAATAAAGAAGCGTTTAAGAAATTATTTGGTGATAATTTTGCAGAAGTTAAAACAGACAACCTCAAAATAGGGGACGCAATGCCACAAAACGTTATTGGTAAAATGGATAAATTTACTAAAGGATATATTAAAGGTAGGTTAAGTGCTGAGGAGTTTGCTAATGAAGGTGCTACTATACTAGAGCAGGATGGGGAATTTGACTTCTCAGAGTTTGATATAGTAAAAGAAGGTAAGAAAGGGCCTTTATTTGGTAAGGCAATGGATAGGGCTAAAAAATACGGTTTAAAAGATAATTATATATTAACAGCAAGACCACACGCCGCTAAAATGGCTATATATAGATTTTTAGACGCTCAAGGTTTGAACATACCTTTTGATAATATAATTACATTGGAATCTTCTACATCAGAATCTAAAGCTTTATGGATAGCAGATAAAGTTGGTGAGGGTTATAATGACATATACTTTGCAGATGACGCTTTACAGAATATTCAGGCTGTTGATAACATGTTAGAGCAGTTCGATGTTAAAAGAAGTGTTCAACTGGCTAAACGTCAACGTGTTGAAGGCGAAAAGATGAAAAGTAAAGAAGAATCAATAAAGTCTGAACTTGGAGATATTAATAATTTAGGTGGTCCTAACAATTATAACAATATTAAGTTTTCTAAAAGTCATAGGACTGAGTATGAGAAAACACTAGCAAAACATCGCCCTGATTTAGTTAGAGATAAGTTAGTATCTAAAACTATAGATAATATGTTTATCTTTATAGACAGTTTAAATATTCCTATTGATAAAAAGAGAAAATACGAGAGAATAACCACTAAATGGTTGGCAACTAGTAATATAAAACTATTAGAAGATAGATTTAAAATAACAGATGCTATTAATTTAGCGGAAAGATTTAAATTAGATTTATTCTCTTATAATAATCCTAATGAAATTATAGAGGCTTATGCTGGTAAAGTTAAAGCGAAACCTCTTAATCCAAATAAAGTAAAAGAATTTGGTGAAGGTAGAGTTTTCAACAAGAAATACGGTATTACAGTTCATGAGGTTGAAGATACTAAAGAAGGGATGCAAGCTGTTAGAGATATTATAAATAGTCATTGGGGTGAGAACTCTAATCCTTGGTGTTTAACGCAAGCTAGAAATGGGAAACTTACAGATGATGCTTGGATTGATTGGATAGGATATAGAGATTCAAAAAAGCATATAGTATTTCAAAACGGTAGGTTATCATCCTTTTACGCGAATGGTTTGTATTGGGATAGAATGGATGGCGCTACAGACGCTCCTGTTATACAAATTAAAGAAGGTAGAGTTACTAAGAAAGTAGAACTTGCAAATATAGACGGTAAGATTCAAGAATTCGTTAGGGAAACTCGAATAGTTAGTGCAGATAAGAAAACTGTTACAACAAGAATATTAGCAGCCCAAGAAACCGGTTATATGGCTGGAACTAAAATCGTAGAAAATAGAGTTAATAGTATAGTAGTTAAATCTACACGGTACAACCCTAGCGGTTGGTTGGTTGCAACAAAAGAGTTTAATAAAGACGGGAAAGCTATAGCTTCATATAATTTTTTTCCAGACGGCAGAATGAGTGCTGTTAATACTTATGGTCAACCTTTTGGAGATATGAATGTGGAGGATGTAGTTAGGAAAAAAGGAGATATATTATCGCATCAAATTACTGAAGGAGATATTGCTTATATGTATGGAAAAGTTAAATTAAGGGATCAAGTAACAGAGATAGGATGGAAAGTAGCGGAAAAAAATTCTGATTTAAAAAATGTTATAAAAACGGTTGATGGTAAAGTAAGAATAGATCTTAAAAAAGTTTTAGAAGTAGATCCTGATGCTAAAGGTTTACCTAAAACTGGTATTAAATTTAGTAAATCAATGAACACTGAATTTAATGATATATTAGAAGATGTAACCGGTATTGAATCTAAAAAGAGATTCTCAGCTATTAAAGCTAGAAAACGCGGAGCTGATAAAGGTAAGTTTAGATTCTTTATACCGCCATCGCATGAAGATTTTGTAGGGATAATATATAACTTTTTAGGTAAAGGTAAAAAAGGAAATCAACATAGAGACTTTTTTGAAAAAGCTTTAGTAAGACCATTAAATAGAGCTTACAGAGAGTTGAATACAGCTAAACAAGCTATTGCTAATGATTACAAATCATTAAACAAAGAGTTTAAAAATGTTAAAAATAAACTAACAAAGAAAACTCCAGACGGTGATTTTACACACCAAGATGCTATAAGGGTGTATTTATGGGATAAACATGGGCATAAGGTTCCTGGGTTAAACAAAACTGATCAACAAAAATTAGTTGATTTAGTTATGGCAGATGCTGAATTACAAACTTATGCTGAAACTTTAAATATAATATCTAAGCAAGAAACCTATGTAAAACCCTCTGAAAGTTGGGAAGCTGGAGATATAAGAACAGATTTAGATGATGCTACCGGCAGGGTTGGTAGAGAACAATTCTTTACTGAGTTTAATGAAAACGCTGAAATAATATTCTCTCAAGAAAATCTAAACAAAATAGAAGCCGCTTACGGAGAGGGTATGGTGAGTGCTATTAAAGATATACTTTATAGAACCGAAACTGGTAGAAACAGACCAAGTGGACAAAATAAATTAGTGAATGGATTTATGAATTATTTAAACGGATCCGTTGCTTCTACTATGTTCTTTAATATGAGGTCGGCCGTGTTGCAGCAAATGTCTATGGTTAATTTTATTAACTTCGCTGATAATAACATATTTGCAGCAGCTAAGGCTTTTGCTAATCAAAAACAGTATTGGACTGATTGGGCTACAATCTTTAATTCCGATTTCATGAAGCAAAGGCGTCGCGGAATTCAAACAGATGTTAACGGAGCAGAGTTGGCACGAACAGTTAAAGACGCTAAAAACCCATTCCAAGCAGCAATAAAGAAATTATTAGAGATTGGATTCTTACCAACACAGATTGGGGATAATATGGCGATCGCTACTGGCGGATCAACTTTTTATAGAAATAGAATTAATACTTATTTAAAACAAGGGTTGAGTCAAAAAGAAGCTGAGTCTAAAGCTTGGATAGATTTTCAAGTTTTAGCAGAAGCTACTCAGCAATCAGCTAGACCTGACATGGTTTCTCAACAACAAGCTTCACCACTTGGAAAAGTTATACTTGCTTTTCAAAATGTTACCTCTCAGTTTAATAGATTAGGTAAGAAAGCATTTTTAGATATTAAAAATAGAAGAATAACACCTGGTAACACAACGCAATTCCAAAGTGATATATCTAATCTTTCTAGGATAAGTTATTACTTTGTAATACAGAATTTAATATTCTATTCTTTACAGTCAGCGTTGTTTCTAGCGCTATTTGATGATGACGAAGAAGATGAAAGATGGTTGAAGAAGAAAGAAAGAGTGGTTAATGGTAGCATTGATTCTGTTTTAAGAGGTACTGGTGTTTGGGGAGCAGTTATTGCTACCGCAAAAAATATGGCAATTAAATGGCACGAACAAAGAGATAAAAATTATAATCCAGACGAAAGCTCAGTGTTAATGGAAATGTTAAATGTATCACCACCACTCGGTATTAAAGCTAGGAAAATGGTTAATGCTGAAAAAACTCTTAACTATAATAAGAAAGTTATAGACGAAATGGAAACGTTTGATATTGACAACCCAATGTGGTCTGCTGTTACTAATTACATAGAAGCTACTACAAACGCGCCAACTAATAGAATGTATAATAAGACGCAAAATACGAGACAATCTTTAAATAATCAACACGAAGCTTATCAAAGAGTACTTATGTTTGGCGGTTGGAGTCAATATAATCTTGATGTTGAGAATGAAAAGATGGAAAAGATTAAAGAAAAGACAAGGGGTAAAAAATCCAAAAGGAAAAAAACTAAACTACCAGTATTCAAATGAAAAAGTTAATATTACTAATTTTATTAATATCAAATATAGCTTACGCTCAGTTTGATTATAAAGCATTCTGTAAGAAGACGTTTAAATTCTCTACGTTTTACGCAGCGGCTAGTGGGGGTACATCACTATCAGACGTAGATGTGTTCTCTGTTACGAATGGATTAGAAACATCGACAATACAAACTCCATTTGATTACAACTTAGCGTTTGGAATAAGGAAAATTGCTAGATTTGGTTATGAAAATAAAGCCCAAACGTTTTATGACGGTACTGAGAACTCATGGTCTGATGGAGCTAATATAGGTAAAGTAAAAGGATTAGAATTTTTGTTTGAAGCTGATATAAAAAGACAAGAAGGTATAGATTATACAGATCAAAATCATTTTATAAGATACGTGGGTAATTGGTATATACTAAAGGGTGAATACTTGCAAGATGGTTTCGCGGATATAAAATATTTTGAAACATCACAAAGATATAGATATAATATAGGTAAGTTATCTCTTAATATAGGCGCTGTTCAAAGAATGTCAGAGCCGTATGGTTACGATCCATTAGAAGAGTGGTTATTAGATAACGGTGGAATACATTATACTTATTTAGCTTTACAAGAAGGATATAATGTAGATGTATATAATTCTATTTATACAGATCCAAGTGGTGATGTAGTTGCTACAAGTCCAGAAGTTTGGGAAGAGGTTGTTATACCTGAAATGTTAGCTAATTACACAGAAAGAAAAAGAGATGAGTTAGATAGAACTATGCAACAGTCGTTAGTGGTAGGTTTAGATTACTATTACTATAAGAAAGATTTTTGGTTACACGCTTGGACTAACTTAATGCCTTGGCACTATGATGATGGCGGAGCTTTCTCTTATCATAACTATAACGATGGAGAACAATGGTATGATTATTCAGGTGGAGTGATATTTGGATATAAATTAAATAAGCATTTAGGTACATTTGTAGAGGGAAAATATAATAAATATTGGAATAGAGAATGGTATGACTTTAAGTGTGGAGTAAATTATGTAATCTTTTAAACTATAACAAAATATATAAAATGGCAAAGGAATTAAATGAGGACACCGGCTTCACGGTTAGTATAAAAACACTAATAGGTATTGGCGCTGCGATATCTACAATTATAGGTATGTGGTTTATGTTGCAAGCAGATATTACAGAGGCAAAAGAACTACCAGCTCCCGATGTAACTAGAATGGAGTTTGATATGAAAGATCAGATGATACGTCAAACCATTATAACCACACAGGAAGATGTAACCGAAATCAAAGAGGATATTAAACGAATCGAAGTTAAAATAGATCAATTAAGATAATTATGTGTATAAAAACAACTGAAGCGTTACATACTGTAAAAACGCTTATAAAAGACGATGTCTACGAGTGTTGTGAGGCTTCTATGGATAAAGAAACTGTAACAGAAAAATTAACGAAGTTGAAGAAGTATATAGAGAAGATTGATAAAAAAGAAAACCCAATAGATGAGAGTAATCCATTTCTAACCGGGTATTATTAATTATGAAAGAAACATGGAAAATATTTGGCTTCTACATGCTGATCATAGCTTTTATGTTAGTTTGCAGTGGCGCTTTTGGTCAAACAAAATTCTGCAAGGAAGATATATGTGTTGTAGAATTTAACGCTGCTTGGAATGAATCTAATGGTGCTGATTATTTAGGTAAACTTACAGATTGCGGTGTTAAAAGAATACTTATAGATAAAGGTGATTGGCAAAAAGAATATAATATAATAATAGTTCCTACTATTATTGTTTTTAATGGTGAAGAGGTTAAAAGATTCCAAGCAGATTTAAGTTTTAAAATGTTAGCAACAAGAGAAGATGTGCAAGAAGTTGTTGACGAAATTATAATGAGTGACTTTTAAAAATAAAAAATTATGAAATGCAAAAGAAGATTCATGCACGGTAAAAGAAGGAAAAGATCTCCACTCCATCAAGACGTCACCGCTCATACAACTGATCCTACAGTAAAGAAAAAATCAGATAGATACGCAACAAGTAAATCTGATCACCCAAGAGTTAAAGGGGGGTCTATTGCAGTGGGAGCGCCCGCAGCTATTAGCAAAGTATACAAAGGAATTAAAAGGATTTTTAGCAAATGAAAAAAATAC